TCTTAACACTGATACTAAAACATTGCTTGTTTAAAGACAGTGACTAGTATCTCTTCTTAGTATAGCACTAGGCTCTACAAATCATTAGGCTCTACTAATCTCTTATAGCTATATATAGATAGGGGGTGTCAAAATTTGTGCAAACCTTTATATAGCCAATTGTACTTACTGGTAACAGTGAACAAATATGGATAACGATACAGCCCGAAAAATCGAAGCTCTACGCAAATTGCTAGAAGAGTTTCCAGAAGCTACCCTCTGTATAGACAGTGAGGCAGCCCCGAAAGTCATTGTTGGTAATGACCCCGGAGATGAAACAGAGCCTGATGGCTTTCATGGACGCTCTTATGCTGCGTACTTAGCAGACATCGAAGAATACTGCCAATGTGAAGAAGTAAAAACATATGGCATGGTTTGTATAACATGTGGTAAACCTTACAAAATGAAAACTAAATTTACGATGAATAGTTCTGCTGGAGTGTGGTGTGATAATGACTAGCTGGCATCCCGATGCAGATATGAAAGACAAAATAAAACACGAATGTAGAATGATTTCGGACTTATTATGTCAGAAAAACGAGTCTTATGGCGATTCTGCCTGCTCACCCCGCAATATTTTTAGCAAATTGAACGCTGAAGACGCTATTTGTGCTAGAATTGACGATAAATTATCAAGAATTGGTAATCGTGGACTAAATGGTGATACGGAGGATACCCTATTTGACCTAATTGGGTATTTGGTATTACTAAAAATAGCAAGAAAAGACAGAGTTGTAGCAGAAACTAAAGAATTAGACCTAAATGGGGTGGGATGTTGAGCGAAGAAGAGAAATGGGAACCAAGTTTTATGCGTTTGTCTCCTTCGAAGATAAATACTTACATGAAATGTCCTAGAGAATTCTATTATAAATAC